GTAACTTTGCAAGCGGTAGAGTTCCCCAATAGTCCGTGTGGTCTATCGCGGGTACCACCATGCGAATGCGGATGGCGGTGTGTCGAATGCGGGTGCGAGTTACGATGCTTCGAGTGCGCATGCTTATGTCGGCTCGCGTCTGGCCTTCCGCGGCAAAATCGTCCGGGCGCAAAGCGTGGCAGCGTACAAGGCGATACGCGAGGTGGCGTAAGCGCAAAGCGCCAAAGCGTGGAGCGAAGCGACTAAAACGAAAGAACGGGATTCGGATGGTTTCCGAATTCCATTTAAAAGGTATTCAAATACCGGCGAAGCCGGTCGAAAAAATAGAATTTTGAGGTATATGAAAAAGATTATCGCATTTTTAAAAATGAGTAACCGTTACAAGCATCTTATCGGTGGTTTGATGGTAGGTCTATTGGGATTTACTCCTTGGACGGCCTTTTATGCTGCGGCCATTGCAGCTTCCTGTCTGGAACTGAAAGATACTCTTCGGGGAAGTCCTTGGGACTGGATTGATTGGGGGCTCACCGTCGCGGGTGGCAGTATATCCGTTTTATTTTGGATGATAGTGTAATTCGTTTATCTGTTTTGCCTGTTAAATCAGTAACTTTGCAAGCGGTAGAGTTCCCCAATAGTCCGTGTGGTCTATCGCGGGTACAACAATGCGAATGCGAATGGCGGTGTGTCGAATGCGAATGCGAATAACGATGCTTCGAATACGAATGCGAATGTCGGCTCGCGTCTGGAAATCTAACAAATCGGCGTACAGCAGCGGGGACGTGTCCCCGAAGCGGTGCCGAGGGGAGCAAGCCACAGCAACAGCACCAGAAAAGGTGGAAAGCTGAAAAATCACGCGTCGGGTGGAGTTTGGTAGGCTGTTATCAGTTCGAAGAAGTCAGACCCGGGGAAAGGAAGGCCCTCATCTTCCATGTTTATTAACCAATAGCTTATGCGCAGGGAAGGATATATTATCGAGGAAATCATCGAATACTCCAATATGTCGGAGGCATTCGATTCGGTACTTCGCGGAACCGATCGTAAGAGGTCAAGGCAGGGACGATTCCTGCTTGCCCATAGGGAGAAGATTATCACCGAACTGACGGCTTCCATTGCGGACGGCTCATTCCGGCTGGGCGGCTACCATGAGAGGGAAATTGAAGAATACGGTAAAAAACGTATTTTGCAGATCCTGTCCATGAAAGACCGCATCGCTGTGTTTGCCATCATGAATGTGGTGGACCGCCACCTGCAAAAACGTTATATCCGGACAACCGGTGCAAGCATCAAAAGGCGCGGTACTCATGACCTGATGAACTGCATACGTACCGATTTGCAAAAAAATCCGGAAGGCACGCTTTACGCATACAAATTTGACATCCGGAGGTTTTATGACAATGCGCGGCAGGACTTTGTTATGTGGTGCTTCCGGAGGGTGTTCAAGGACAAAAGGCTGTTGGTCTTGTTGGAGCGGTTTGTTAAGCTGCTGCCGGAAGGTATCAGTTTCGGACTGCGCAGTTCACAAGGGGCAGGAAATCTGCTTCTGTCTGTATTTTTAGACCACTATCTGAAGGATAAGTACGGGGTTCGTTATTACTATCGCTATTGCGATGACGGACTGGTACTCGGTAAAACGAAAGCGGAATTGTGGAAGATTCGTGATGCTGTTCACGGGCAAATGGGAAAAATAGACTTGGAAATAAAGCCGAATGAACGGGTGTTCCCTGTGGAAGAAGGCATTGATTTCCTTGGCTATGTTATCCGTCCCGACTATGTAAGATTGCGGAAACGCATCAAACAGAAGTTTGCCCGGAAAATGCACGAGGTAAAATCGAGAAAAAGACGGCGGGAACTGATTGCCAGTTTCTACGGCATGACGAAGCACGCCGACTGTAATAAGTTGTTTAAAAAATTAACAGGCAAAGAAATGAGAAGTTTTAAAGACTTGAATGTCGCTTACAAGCCGGAAGACGGTAAAAAGCGATTCCCCGGAGTGGTGGTAAGCATCCGGGAACTGGTAAACTTACCCATTGTAGTGAAGGACTTTGAGACCGGTATCAAAACCGAGCAGGGAGAAGACCGCTGTATTGTGGCCATCGAAGTGAACGGCGAGGCAAAGAAGTTCTTCACCAACAGCGAGGAAATGAAGAATATTCTCGCACAAGTAAAGGAAATGCCGGATGGTTTCCCGTTTGAAACGACCATCAAGACAGAGACATTCGGCAAAGGTAGAACCAAATACGTGTTTACATGAGAAGAGTTGAAGGAAGTTCCGGGGTTTCGCTGATGGAATGCACGAACCCGGTTAAAGACAAATGGCGCATCCGATGGGATGTGCAGGAAAAAGAGAACGGCTCTGCCTCCTACATGGAAGAGGAGTTCGGGCATAAGCCTACTGATGAGGAAATCCACACATTGGTTATGTCCTGGTATAACAGCCAGACTGATGCGGCTATCCTATCCGGATTCGCCTATAATGGTGCCCATGTATGGCTTTCTGTGGAGAACCAGTACAACTATAAGGCAGCATACGATTTGGCCGTTCAGACGGGCGGAGAAACCCTGCCAGTGACGTTTAAGTTCGGTTCGGATGAACAACCGGAATACCATACTTTTACTCAGTTAGAAGAACTGAAAGATTTCTATACAAAAGCAGTAGGATTCATTCAGACAGTTCTGGCTGAAGGCTGGGAAAAAAAGGACAAGTTCAATTTGGAATTATATCGGATTGAGTGATTGACAATCCCTTCGGGGGAGGGATAAAAAAAGCCCCCGGCCTGTTAATATAGACGCCAATCATTTATTAACACAAAACGCCACGAGAGTGCGCGACCGGGGGCAATGCCCTCTGCCGCACTCTCGTGGCGTTTTTACGCATTAAATAAATGATTGGCATTGCAAAAGTACAAAAATGATTGGATATGACATTGTTTGAAGCACTTAAATTTAACAGAGAACCGCTTGAAATGCTTATAAGTTTGGGCGGCAAGCAGGATGACCTTCGATTCATAGACTTATATACGGAGTATGAGGTCATGAAAAAACAAGGTGAAAAGACCACTTATGCAGTGGCGTTTTTGGCAAATAAATATTCGGTAAGCGAACGTAAGGTGTATGATGTTATCAAACGGTTTGGAAAGCACTGCACGCTCGGTGCAGTGTGATTGATGTGCCGGGGATGCCTTGTGTTGTCCGGTAGAGCTACCTTTGTACAACCAAAAATAAAGCTCATGAATAAGTATTACCAGACATTAGACAAGATACTCCAAACGGGCAAAATCCAGACCAATAGGAAAGGGCGTATCAAGTATCTATTAAACGAAAGGCTCATGCTAACCCCCGCTGATTTACTTGACATATTTGAAAGCCACGGGATAGCCAGGAAAAAGCTGAAAGAGGAATTGAAACTGTTTATGCAAGGAGTCCGGGATGTGGAAAAATACAAAGAGGCAGGGATTACCTGGTGGGATTATTGCGGCCATACCCTTGTAAACAGCTATCCAACTTACTTTGAAAAGCTTCCACCCCTCATAACCAGGATTAACCGGGAAAAGCGCAACAGCAAGAATTATGTCCTGTTTCTTGGAGAAACCGGGGTGGAAAGCAACCAGGCACCCTGCCTGAGTCTTGTGCAGTTCCAAATTGATGAGGGAGAATTGGTGCTATCTGCATATCAGCGTAGTTCTGATGCGAACCTTGGGCTTCCGGCTGATATTTATCATCTTTATCTGATGGCAAGGCAGGTGGAGCTTCCCCTGAAGTCCATAACCCTTGACCTTGGAAATGTGCATATATATGAAAATAACATTGACCGGACTCTGGAACTGTTATCCGGAGTTGAAAACATTAAATTTGACTTGAACGTATGAAGAATATGAATTTATCTGCACCACTGCCATTTGTAGGCCAAAAAAGAATGTTTGCTAAAGAGTTTATTAAAGTTTTGGAACAGTTCCCTGAAGATACCGTGTTTGTGGACTTGTTTGGCGGTTCCGGACTTCTTTCGCATATAGCCAAAAGAAGCAAGCCCGATGCTACTGTTGTCTACAATGACTTCGACAACTACCGGTTCAGACTGAAAAATATCCCACAGACAAATAAACTGCTTGCCGATATTAGGGAGCTGGTGGGTAATTCGATACCCAAACATAAACCAATTAAAGGGGAACTTAGAGAACGCATTTTTAAACGTATCGAGGAAGAAGAACTAAATGTTGGGTACGTGGATTTTATAACCTTATCATCCTCACTTATGTTCTCCATGAAGTATAAATTGTCTGTAGCCGAAATGCGCAAGGAAGTCCTTTATAACAACATTCGCAAGACCGGTTATCCGGAGTCTTCTGACTACTTAAAAGGGCTTGAAATTGTATCATGCGACTACAAAGCAGTATTCAACCAATATAAGGATGGTCCCGGAGTCGTCTTTTTAATTGATCCGCCTTATCTTTCCACTGATGTTGGTACGTACAATATGTATTGGCGCTTGTCTGATTATTTGGATGTTTTAAAGATACTCGAAAAGCATTCCTTCGTTTATTTCACATCCAATAAATCCTCCATACTTGAACTGTGTGAATGGATTGGAGCAAACAAAACCATTGGCAATCCTTTTGAGGGTTGTACAAAAAAGGAATTCAATGCCCACATGAATTATTCTGCCGAATATACAGACATGATGCTGTATAAGAAACAGGAAAAATTAGTTCATAAAACAGCTGCTTAGCACTGAACAAAGATACAATTTTTCAAGTAGAAGGCCAAACTTTTGAGCCTTATTTTAATGCCGTTATAAAGCCATTTTTTATGAAATTATAAAGCCGAAACAGAGGTCATTACAAAACTTTTGTTTCGGCTTTTTGAGTGTTGCGCGCTTTCCTTTTTTGAACGCTTCGTTTTGTCCTTTTCCCTGAAAATCGAACGCTTCGTTTCGGATTCTGCGGAAATTTGGATTTGCGGATTATACATTGGGTGTGAATGATGATAGTGAAATTTTCAAAGACATTTCGTCGGGTTCCTTAGTGTCGCCGATGAAATTTTTTAAGAAACTGAAAAGAGAATAACCATGGATGCAGAATTTAAAAACAAGAAAGAGGTGGTCTTTGACGGGAAAGACCTTATATTCAACGTGGACGGGATACAAGCGTATACTGCTGGAAGGTTTGATTGAAGAGCACAACAAGCGCTCCTGGTGGGAACGGGCAGAAAGGATTGAACTTAAAACAGAGGAGTGAGAATGGACCTGAGAATAATAGATTTTCCGGAATACCCGTGGAAGACCTTGAATGTGCATAAGGACTTTAGTTACACGTTCAACATCAGTCCGGGAAAGAAAATAGAGGGGGATTTGTTCGATTCATCCAAGATGAAAGTTGTGTCCTACAATAAAAGCACTGATACGGGGAAATGGGTATATGGATTTCTCTCTTTTTTCTATACTGCCGGAAGGGACGAAAACGGACTTATCTTTACGGACAAGGCGAGAATATATTCTCCGGAAGACGGCTGCTGTTACGACGTATGGGCTGAAACCGTTGGGCAGTTCACCGGACTGCGTGATAAAAACGGGAAAGAAATTTATGAAGGCGATATTATAAATTTCACTTTTTATTCCGACATGGCGGGACATGCTCATTTGGAAAATAGACCGGAAATAATTCGACCGCAAATAGTTGAGTTTTACGATTGTAGATTCGTCTTGCACGACTTTACGCTTGATAAAGAAAATGTAACGTATTTCACTTTTCATTTTTCGGATAAATTTAGGCATAGATATGAGATTGCAGGTAATATTTACGATAACCCCAATTTAATATAAGGAATAGATATGAAAACAGACCTCATTTTCTTTATTGCGATATTCATCATCGCAGTATTGTTCATCGGGCATTTCCGATTGACATTTTCGCCGTTCAGCATATCACTTCCTTATTGGCATAGAGCTTTAGGAGTAGTCCTTATTGTTGCAGGCTGTTTGGTTTACAATATAGGGGAGAATGTAGCCGGGTATAAGAAAGGGCTTGATAACGGCATGGAAATAGTCTTGAAACAATTGAAGAAACGGTATGAACGACCAGGTGATTGATAAAGAAAAGATATTGCCAATGGTTACAAAAAAAGGCTATCTTCCCAGACAGCCAATCTTTTTTATTAACCTTAATCTAATACTATGAAAAACACATTGCAAAGGTACGGATTTGTGGAAGTTATGCAAATTATGAGCCTTTGTTCAGCCATCTTATAACATGGTTTAGCAAGTGGATATATATGTTAACCATTAACGTAATAGATTTATAAAATTAACAAATAGCCAATGGATAGAAATAAAAATGTCTGGACTGATGCGAAATGCGCAGCCTTTCGAGTTGAGTTCCTTACCAGTCGTGAGGAACTCTTTTTGTATGCAAAAGCCATCTATTCCGCTATGATATGGGGTAGGGAGGTGAACGAGCAAAATCAGATTATTCAGGAAAAGAATAACTCTGTAAAATAAAAGAAAGAGCCAACCCACGCACGACCATGAATCAGCTCCTCACACGATTATGATGCAAATATACTATTTACTTTTAAAATAATCGTGTTATGGAGCTGGATTTTAATAAAATCATTCGTCTTAAAAAGATTCGTATTGAGAAATCAGAACTTTCAGAGGAAGAAAACGCCTTGACCGCCCCAATTTTGAAAGACAAAAGCCTTATCCATGAAATCTACAAGATATTCGTTGAGTTGCTGAATGAGAGAGGATGTCCACCGAATATTGACAGTGTAACCCAGCGGAAGAAGTTCATTTTCATTATCCTGTATCTGTTTTCTCCAAGCTCGCTTGCCGGTGGAAAAATGACAGCAGGGTTACGACCTGAATTAGCAAGGGTTCTTGGTGTTCAATCAGAATGTACCATTTCCGACAACTGTGCGGATGTCGTGTTTTTGTATCAGAACTATGGGGATTTCAGTGGGGATATAGAGTATCTTTACACCGAAATCGTAAATCGGTTAAGAATCAAAGGGCTAATCAATTAATGAGCCGGAGTTTAGTGCTCCGGCTTTTCTGTTCTCAAATGGTCAACAACACTTTGCAACCTATCTGCATCTTTAGGATTGAAAATAAATTCGTCAAAATCTCCATATGCACTTCGATGACCAAATATGTACTTAACAGCATGGATAATTCGTTTGAGTACATTTCTTTCGGGTTTTAAGTGTACGTTGCAATATACTTCCTTTTCATCCTCAAAATATGACATCACAATCTGATGTTCGATGCTGTTGCATTCACAAATAAAGAGTTCTTTTTTATCCATGGTTGTTTATAACATAGTTGCAACTTGCTTTTCTACGGCTGATTTAATAAAAGCGTTTATTGATATTCCAGCCTGTTGGGCGAGAATGGCAATTTTGCTATGTACCTCTGGGGAAATTCGTATGTTCAGGGAACCAGAATAACTTTTACGCGGTGTAATTCCGGCTTCCTTACAATATGCTATATAATCATCCACAGCTCCTTTAAAATCCTCTTTCAATTCAGATACAGTTTCACCTTCATACGAAATCATTGTATCTTTTGGCAAATCAAGGACTTTTCCAAATAGGCAATTATCTTCATCGCTTATCTCAATACTTCCTATGTAACCTTTGTAAGTCAATGTTTTCATATTAATTTATTTTTAGTCAGAAATTCAAATACTTGTTTCATTACATACCCTTTTACGATACTTCCTGGATGTGGCTTATGCGCAGTGTACGAGCTTTCCCCTTTTGCGAAAATGACACGTGACCCACTTGTTTTTCCTTTGTTATCTATCTTATATCCGAAAATGGAGAACAAGCGTACAAGCTCATCCCAATTAAAATCTTTTGGCTGGCTTTTAAAGCGTTCTATCAACTTCTCTTTTGTACCCATAATTTAATGGTTTATGCAAATGTAACTATTTTACAGTTGCAGAACAAGTGATTTACTGTTTTTCTTCAATCTCAGCCACAATTTTCTTTAGCTCCTCTATCGTATCGGCTTTGTAGAAGTTTTCTTTATACTGGATAAGGGCGGTGAGTTCACTATCTTCTCCTTTACAAGTGGAAGAGTTATTTGTTTCGTCTCGGAAGAAGTCAACTATATTGCAATCAATGGCGTCGGCTATCTCTTTCAACTTTTTGTAGGTGGGATTTCCTTGTAAGGTAAGAGTAAGAGTTACTCTATTTACACCCATCTTTTTTGCTACATCCTGAATGGTGTAGCCCTTTTCTTTAATGATGCTTTTTATATCCATTTCAAATGTATATTATAATAAACGGAACAAATATAATATGATAAAATCAATAATGCAATAAAAGTAGCTGTTTATTGCATCAAGAAGATTGATTTATTAATAAATATGTAATTGTATACCCTTACAATTGTGTTTTTGCTAATGTTTATTAAACAGCTACATTTTTATCTTTATTCTATTTGAAGTGTAATTATAAACCCATACATTTGCATCATCAAACAAGAAGTAATAACAATTAAAAGATATACGATTATGGCAGCATCAGTAATTAAACAAAGAACAATAGAGAAGTTCATCATGTCAGAGTTTGTACAAGGCAATTTGAACACAAAAGAACAAGTAAGCTGTATGCTCATTTTGATTCAAAAGAAGCTGGGTATGTCAGTAGAGCAAGCAAGTGACTTTATGAGAAACACAATTGGTATTAACGCTTAAATATACGATCATGGCAACAAAGAAGATTGATGAAAAGAAAACATTGAAGTATGCAGTAGCATTCTACTTCTGTACATCAGGTAAGATAAACTTCATGTTAGGCAATAAAATGTATCAGCATATAAATACTGTTTATGACCAAAGAGAAGATGGCAGAGGCTTCAATACCTGTGAAGTTGTTTATAACTACAAGGCTCAAAAGTACGAGGTTCTGAATGTAGATACAGAGATAGGCAACAAAGAGATTACGGTATTAAATAATTAATCAGCAGGGCGAAAGCCCTGCATAACCTATAAGAATATGAACCAGCAGAGTAAATATGTAGTTCGCGAATCAATTGAGTGTGGTTGCAAGGTTTATGGGGTAGTAAACACTGAAACAGGTAATCGTATCAATTATTTCGCAGATTATGAATTAGCCAAAGAGTTTGCAAGGCGTCAAAACAACGCGGCAAAGAAACGTATGGCAGATTGACTGAAGTTTAATCCGGTAGCTTTCGGGCTACCACAATATACACGATTATGAAAGCAGATTTAGTTTTAGTTATCAGCCCCGAAGCCCCATTGATGAAGCAACTGGGCAAGGTATTGGGTAAGATGGCAACCCCTTATGACTTCTCTACTATAGAGAGGGGTGAAAAGTACATCACCATACAACATGATGAAACTGGGCTTGTAGTGGCTTATACAAGTGAAGAAAAATTGAACGTAAAAATGAATTAAGAATGAAGAATGTATTAGAATCTTTGAAAGAAAGTGTCAAGAGTGGCAAAATCACAATCAGAGAGGCAGCTATAAAACTACATAAAGCAGGGTGGACGAGTTTTGTAGACGTGGATAAAACGAAACAATTACTTGAATTATGAACTCAATAAATGTAAACGGTTGCAGCGTATGCCAGTCCGGTAAAGAGAATTACACTACCTACACAACGAAGTTAGGCAGAAAGAGAGTGAGAATGTACCAGTACGACTACCGTACTGAAAGCGGTGAGTTGTTTTCTTGTTGTGCACCTACCTTAGAGCAGTGCAGAGAAAGACGGGACAAATGGCTTAGTTCACAACAATAGCCTGATTGTTGTGTATAACGATTGAAGATATTTCGTTATCTTTGGTTGTGGTAGTACCTTTGAATGAATAATAGTAGTTCAAAGGTATTTTTTATGCAAAGAGCCAAACTTGACATATCAAAAGTTATTCATAACGATGGACAGATAGAAGGGCTTCCTCGTAATCCTCGACTTATCAAGGATGCGAAGTTTAGAAAACTGTGCAAATCAATCAAGGAATTGCCGGAAATGACCGAAGCGAGAGATTTACTTGTCTATCCATATAAAGGGGAATATGTCGTTATTGGCGGGAATATGCGTTTACAAGCATATAAAAAGCTAAAATGGACAAAAGTGCCTTGTTGCATATTACCTGAAGATACACCGGTAGAAAAACTTTGTCAAATGATTATCCAAGATAATAATCCTTTTGGTGAAAACGATTGGGGATTGCTTGCGAACGAATGGGACAGCGAAGAATTGAATGATTGGGGATTTGACGTATGGCAGGAAGATAAAGATAGAAATAAACTTGCACCGAAGCAAGAAGCGGAAGAAAAGGATTGCCAACAAGAAGATGCCGACTTCTTTGCCATGATGCTGGGCGACAGGATATATGAGAGCAACAACGATTTCGACATACCGAACCTGCGTTTGGATGAGCAACCTGCACCCGGTTTGCTGCTGCCGTTCTCCGCATGGGGAGCTGACACGAGGTTGAGGAAAGACATCCAAACTTATCATTTCTACGTGGAGGATTACCGCTTTGAAGCGATATGGAAAGACCCTACGGTTGTTCTGAACAGTGGATGTTCTGCTGTTGTTGAACCTAACCTGTCATTGTTCGATACGACACCTGTAGCATATGGATTGCAGCAGATATACAAGAAACGTTGGATTGCCCGCTACTTCCAGGAGTGCGGCGTAAAGGTATATGCCGACCTCAATGTGGCGAAGAAATTCTACAAGTACAACCGCATGGGTATCCCAGAAGGTTACAATGCTTTTGCAACACGCGGCTATTCCGATAGACAGGAATACTTGAAGATTGAAATACAAATTGCCCGTGAAATATCAGGGAAAGATATTCCCAATATGATAGTTTACGGTGGCGGTGAGAAGATAAAGGAGCTTTGCGTGCAGAACAGTGTGATGTATGTGGAGCAGTTTATGGCAAACAGGGTGAAGAAAACCAAGAAAGGAGGTAATAATGGCTAAAACAGCAGGAGGAGTTAGAGGTGGCACCAGTGGCGGCAACTTTCAAGCATCAGTGTCAGTGACAAACAGGAATGGTAACACAAGGTGGCTGCAAAAGAATTTCAGGACTCAATCGCAAGCCGAGAAATGGATTGACAGGGTGGCTGAACGGTTTGACAGTCCGGCGAAGTCAGGATTTGCCACCACGGCAGCAATAGACCGAGACACAAAGCATGGCACCGAGTATGATATTTACAATCGTGATTTGGCACGTGAATTTGAAGTAAAAGATAAGCGTGAGTTCAGAGCAGGACGTGGTGGATATACAGGAAGTTCAACAAATAGGAGACGTAAAAGGAGATAGTTATGGCTAAGACAGCAGGAGGAGTAAGGAGCACAGGTACTTCCCGTCTTGGAAGTTCAAAAGTTATGTCTATGGCGCACAAACTCTATAAGCTCTATGGAGGTAAGATGTCTTTTACCGAAAGTATGAAGATGGCTTGGAAATCGCTTGGAGGTAGGGTTGACAGTACTGACTACAAAGCTTCCGGAAACAAGGCTTACCTTGACAGTATAAGAAAGCTTGGAGGAAACACACAGCAAGCCCGAAGAAGTTCGTATGATGATTTGAACATACCGGAATCAGCTTTCTACACAAATAACAAGAGGGGGCGTTTCGGAAGCAAGTTTGTGGGGGATTAAAGCATGGCTAAAACTTCCGGGGGTGTTCGCACATACCAGCAAGGTACTTCAACATACCGTAAACGGCAAGCAGAAGTTGAAGCAATGCGAGCCAGTGGGCGGTACTCCAGCGTGGAAATTGGGAAAGGTGGCGGGTATGTCGCAATAGAGAAGAGCCCAGCACGCCACAAGTCCGAAGAGCTGGAAGCGGCACGTATACTTGCGGACAAGGGGTATAAGGTAGTGCTGAAGAATGAAAGTGGGCAGGTAAGGACACCTGACGGACGTATCTTCTCAGCTTCTTTCGAGCAAAGGACACCAACAAAGGATGGAGCGAATACAATCAGGAACGCTCTTGACCATGCAAGAACAAAAAGAGCGGATGTTGCATTGATTTATTCAAAGGGAGGAGTTTTCACACGGCAGTCAGTTGAAAAAGGAATTGGTTTATATGAGGATGGCCATAGATATAGGTTCAAAAGAATTATAATAGTATCCGATAATGGCTATATACATAGGTATAAACATAACAAATAAAAACACGCGCGGTAGTACGAGCGTGTTTACCAGGGAGAGCAATGTCGTACAACATCATCAGACGGGGGCCACCCTTACTCCGACCCGTGCATCCTACGAGTGCAAAGGTACAAATAAAAATAGAAACAGCAAAAAATGATAAAAAGTGTAAAATCGAGCGTTAATCAAGCGTTATGGCAGGAGAATACGAACACATAAAGGGCAAAGGAAACCGCTTTTCAAGCACGAACCAGCCAGAGAATCGTGGCAGGAAGCCCAAACTATATACCATCGCCAAAAAAGCCTATAACGTGTCTCGTGAGGAATGGAATGAAGTGAAGATGTATTTACTCCAGTGTACTCCGCAAGAGATTGATAAGATAATTGGCAAGGAAGACACCCCTATGTGGGTACTCATCCTTGCTCGAGGATTGAAACGAAATGCGGCAAAAGGAATGACCGATGTATTGGATGGAATGGAAGACAGACTGTTCGGGCGTGCCCCAGTTGCATCGAATGAAGATGCTGATATTCCAACAGACATAGAGCATGGCATCAACATTGATTCCTGGATTAAAGACAAGCTGAAATGATAGTACCTCAAGAAATTTACCATCCATTATATGAGGATAAGGAAAAATTTATAATTCTTATCACCGGTGGGCGTGGTAGCGGAAAGTCTTTCAATGCTTCTACCTTTATTGAGCGGTTGACTTTTGAAATGACTCCCGTAGAGAAGATAGTTCATCAGATTCTTTACACCCGTTACACTATGGTTTCTGCCGGTATGTCTATCATTCCCGAAATGATGGAGAAGATAGATTTGGACGGTACCACGAAATATTTCAAGACCACAAAGACGGATATAGTCAATAAGATGACTAAGAGCCGTATCATGTTCCGGGGTATCAAGACTTCTTCCGGGAACCAGACAGCAAAACTGAAATCCATTCAAGGCATTACGACTTTCGTCTGCGATGAAGCGGAAGAGTGGACAAGCGAAGATGAGTTCGATAAAATAATGCTCTCCATTCGCAAGAAGGGTATTCAGAACCGGATTATCATTATAATGAACCCATGCGATTCCAATCACTTCATCTACAAGAAATACATTGAGAAAACTCACAAGCTGGTAGAGATTGATGGTGTGCAGGTTCAGATTTCCACTCATCCGAATGTGCTCCATATCCATACTACGTATTTTGATAACTTGGATAACCTTTCTCCTGAGTTCCTGAAAGAGGTGGAAGATATGAAGGTGAGTAATCCTGAAAAGTATGCTCATGTGGTTATCGGTCGCTGGGCTGACGTTGCAGAAGGTGCTGTGTTCAAGAAGTGGGGAATTGTTGACGAGTTCCCGGCTTGGGCAAAGAAAATTGCTTTCGGGCAAGACTTCGGTTATACGCATGACCCGTCTGCTTCCATTCGTTGTGGTATCGTTGATAACGCCCTTTACTTGGATGAAGTGGATTACCGTACTGGATTGCTTTCTTCTGACATCATCAAGACTCTTCGCCCGTGGGGATTGAAAGTCATTGCCGACAGCGCAGACCCACGTTTGATTCAAGAGATACACAACGGAGGAATCAAGATATATGCCGTAGAGAAAGGTGCAGGCTCTATCAATGCCGGAATTGACAAAATGAAAGATATGGAGATTTATATAACCAAACGCTCGTACAACTTGCAAAGCGAGTTCAGAAAGTATGTTTGGGCAAAGGATAAGGACGGGAACTATATCAACGAACCGGAAGACCATGATAATCACGGAATAGATGCTGTACGTTACTATGTATTGGGTGAGCTTCTTGGTAAGATTCAGAAGCCGAAAGATTTAACAGGAATATTCACGCATTAAAAATATAAACTATGCCATTGAATTTAGAAGAAATATTAGCACTCCCTGACATCGGGCAGAAGATAAACTACCTGAAGAAAGGTAGGAAGACTGAACTTCCCGACTGTTGTAAACTTTGGGACGATTGGAATCCGGAACGCCATGAAATTATGGTTGACAAAAAGAAGTATCCGGACAGAAAGGTTCTTGGAAAAGAAGCTGAGAAGCACTTCGATGAAAAAACTGGTAAGACTTATGAAATCGAAGCAAAGTATAAAACAGAACCAGTGAACCGTATCTCCATTCCATTGGAACAGGATATAGTGAACATTCAAACTGCTTTCACAGTTGGCACAGAACCGTCTATGGATTGCACTCCAACTGATGATGATGAAAAGAAGCTGCTGGATGCAGTAAAGGCTGTATTCAAGTCTAATAAAATCAAATATCAGAACAAGAAGGTTGTCCGTGCCTGGCTCTCCGAACAAGAAGCGGCAGAATATTGGTATGTTACCGATGATGATTCGTTTTGGGCGAAGTTCTGGAAAAAAGTAAAGACTACATTCGGAGGCAAGGTCAAGCCCACCAAGAAACTGAAAAGCGTGTTATGGTCTCCATTCAGAGGTGATAAACTATACCCGTTCTTTAACGATGAAGGTAAAATGATTGCTTTCTCACGTGAGTATAAAAAGAAGCTCATGGATGATTCGGAGGTCACCTGTTTTATGGCTATTACGGACAAAATGGTTTATCAATGGGATTTATCTAAAGGATATGAAGAAAGAACTCCTTTTGCTCATGGATTCCCCAAATTACCGGTTCTCTATGCCTACCGTCCTGAACCTTATTGCAAAAAGATAAAGGCTTTTCGGGTTCGGTTGGAGAAATTATTATCCAATTATGCAGATTGCATCGATTATCATTTCTTCCCTTTATTGAAACTTATCGGTGACGTGGAGGGTTTCATGGGTAAGGTTAAGGATAGAATGGTCAAACTTACAGGTGAAGGTGCGGATGCCCAGTATCTGACGTGGAACCAAGTTCCGGATACGGTACGTTTTGAAGCAGAAACACTCACCAATATGGCTTATGATATGTCAAACACTCCAAGAATATCCTTTGAGACGTTGAAGGGGGTAGGCAAAGCATCAGGAACCGCTTTCCGCTTTATGTTCATGGGTGCACATATGGCGGTAGAAAATCACGGTGAGGTTATCGGTGAGTTCTTGCAGCGGAGAGTAAATTTCATTGTTTCCGCTTTAGGCTCTATCAATCCAACCGAGTTTAGCAAGGCATCGCAAACCATTGACATAGAAACAGAACTGGTTCCATATATGATTGATGATTTGAATGATAAGGTGACTACTGCCGTTTCCGCTGTCAGTGGTGGCATCTGGTCAACGCGTGAGGGAATCATGTTTGCCGGGAATGCTGATAGGGTAGAAGAGGAGCTTGCAGAAATCAAGGAGGAACAAGGGGCAAAGAATGAGCAAATCGGAAATAAGGAACAGAAAAACGCTTCTTAGCCGGAAAAATTACGGGATTTATAATTTTGTAACAAGAGAAATAGAATAATTAGTGGTGACTCTTTGGAGTTGCCGCTATTTTTTTGCTCTTTAAATTGTAAATATTAGAATATAATTTTGAATTATAGAATTATATATGTATTTTTGTCACACGATAATTGAGTAACCAATGAGAATATTTACCGAACAAGCATTAAAAGAATATGCAGAGAACCATCCCGATTCAAAGGTCGCTTTGCAAGAATGGACTACCATTGTGAAAAGAAGTAAGTGGACCTGTTTTGCCGATATTAAGAAAACGTTTAATAGCGTTGATAATGTAGGTAATCAACACTATGTTTTCAACATCAAAGGCAACAACTATCGTTTGGTAGTAGTGATTAAATTCACTATTCAGTTTGTGTATATTCGCTTTATTGGTACTCATAAAGAATATGATAGAATAGATTGCGCTAATATTTAGGATTATGACAAAGATAGAAAATCAAGCCCAATATGAATGGGCGGTGAAAAGAGTAGAGGAACTTCTTCCATTAGTGAAAGATGATACTCCTTTGAATGACCCAAATAGCATAGAATTGGAGCTTCTTTCTAATTTGGTTGCTGATTATTCCGAAGAACATTTTGCATTGGGAGAACCAACACTTGTGGATGTTCTTAAACTTCGTATGTACGAAATGGGGCTTAATCAAAAATCACTTGCAAAGTTGGTTGGTGTCAGCCCATCACGGTTAAGTGATTATATATCCGGTAAATGTGAACCTACTTTAAAAGTTGCTCGTGAGATAAGCCGGAAGCTAAATATTGATGCTAATATAGTGTTGGGAGTGTAAACTCTAAATCTACGATAAGGTTACTATGGAAAAGAAATATCAAGTATTTGTTAGTTCAACGTATGAGGACTTACAGGAAGAGCGAAAAAAAGTAATGGAGGCACTTTTGCAAATGAATTGCTTTCCTGTAGGAATGGAGTATTTTAATGCTTCGGATTCATCACAATGGGAGGTTATTAAAAGTCTTATACGTGAGTGTGACTATTATGTTTTGATTGTTGCTGGACGTTATGGATCAATAGAGGAAGAATCAGGGAAAAGCTATACGCAAAAAGAGTTTGAATATGCAATTGAACAAGGAGTTCCGGTGATTTCGTTTGTACATAAGAATCCAGGAATATTGCCAGGCATAAAAATCGAATCAAATCCCAAATGCAAAGAGAAATTAGAGAGTTTCAAATCTGAAGTCAAAAAGAAACTATGCAAACTTTGGGATAACGCTGACGGACTAGCTTCTCAAGTCGTGTTAAGTTTAAATTCTTTGATCAAAACCAATCCTCGTGTAGGATGGGTAAAGGCAAATGAAGTATCGAGTGCAGATGCAAATAAAGAAATTTTGGCTCTTAGGAAAGAAAATGCAGAGTTGATTAAGCAAATAGAGGAAATAAAAGTAACTCCTCCAGTGGGAAGTGAAATGTTAAAACAAGGAGAAGATTCTGTTTGTTTGCATTTCATTTCTTCGCATGAACAAGGTGTGGAGTTAAATACTACATGGAATAAATTATTTGCTTATTTAGCTCCAATGATGATAAATGAAGCAACAGAATTTGGCATAAACCAAGCATTAAGAGAATTATGTTTTCGTGATTATCGTTTTAATTATAAATCTTTTGTAGAACTTCTAAGTGAGGATTTTTATACCATATTAATTCAATTTTCATCATTAGGTTTGATAGCTAAAAGTGAAAAGAAAAGGGGGATAAAAGATACAAATGTATATTGGACTTTAACTCCTTATGGGTATAATGAAATGATTAAGCTGAAAGCTGTAAAGAAGTAAATAGTAATAATTTTGAAGGCGTGATTCCATTGGTTTCACGCCTTTTTTATATCATTTTACGACAATCGTTTCATTGTCGTGTATCACCTATCTGATAATTTTTCACCTTCTTTATAAATAACGAAATTTACCGTAGAAATTTATAAATCAAATTCATACGGTATGACAATCTTAGAACAAATCTTGGCAGGGCTGCAACAGAAGTTTACTGGGGTGGACACTGCTATCTTAACCCGAATTGCCACTAAGAAGGCAGAGGGTGTAACGGACGAGACAAAGGTAAACTCCATTGTTGAGGGTATCAGCTTCTCGGACGTGCTTAATTCCTATGGTGATTTCCGTGCCGGGGATGCTTCCAAGACCGCAGTTTCCAACTACGAAAAGAGGCATAACCTTAAAGACGGTAAGCCAATCGAGACTACCACTACTACCAAAACGGAAGAGAATAAAGACGATGTGCCTGCATGGGCGCAAGCTTTAATTGATTCCAACAAGAGCCTTTCCGACAAGCTAACACAGTTTGAAGCGGAAAAGGCTCAAGCAACACGTAGCCAGCAGATTTTGGCAAAGGCAAAGGAGTATGGTATTCCCGAAAACTACGCCAAACGATGCGCCATTAAGGACGATGAGGACTTGGACGCATACTTCAAGGACTTGAAGCAGGAGTTCGCAAATGACGGCTTCAAAGGCGTAACCCCTCCCGAATCAGCGGAAGCGAAGATTGAGAAAGAATCTGAATCTATCGCCAAGATGATTGATGAGGGAACGAAAACTATTGTTGAACAAAACAAGAATTAATTATGTCAGCAGGATTTAAGTATGACTTGGTTCCGCCCGTTGAGCAAGAGGAACGCTACGATGTCCAGACCGGTATTCGTAGACGTGGCCCGTTCAAACTCGACACGCAGAACCTGGTAGTGGGAAGTTTTCTTCCCGGATTTACACCGATTTGTGCGGACTTGAAAAATAAGTTCGCATACACGGTAATCAATGTGAGAGTAGTAGAAGCATACGCAACCGGTGACACGGCGTTATCTATCAAGGTAGAAAAGAACTCCCTTGCATACGTTGGCATGTTTCTCGGAAGCGGTACGAAAGGCGCGGAAGTTTCGGCTATCGACAAGACAAATGCAAATTATGATGTCTTGACAATCAAGGCTGCTTTTGGTGAGAATATCGCCAAAGATGCTGTATTATTCAATGCGGTTGCAGTTGATGGTTTAAAGCAAAAGTATGTGGCTAATTCGGCTCTGTTTAACCGTACAAAGGTTGAGGACGGAATCACATTGGTTTCATTGCTTCGTACAGCCGCAGAAATTGAACCCTCAAAATTGGTTATGCCGTTCTCCGAGAACGATAAAGCCAACATGAAGGGATGGTTTGAATTTAACGAGTAAGGAGGTAGGATATGTTTTTAACGATTCAAACATTATTCGATGATGCGAACATTGTTTCCGCTATCATCAGACGTGTGAACCAGACACGCAAGGACACAATCTATTGGCAGCAGTATCTTACTTTCCGCAGAGTGACTACTCGTGTGTTCAAGGATTATATCGGTTCTGTAACCGGAGTTATGGCCGGCTCCATCAATTCGCGTTTTGGAGAGAAACCCATCCGTGAACGTCGGAACATCGGTTCCGGATATGGTGAGATTGCCTATTTGGGTGATGCTTATCAGATGTCTATTGACCGTCTTTCTGAATTGCAGGATTTGATTGACAAGTTCAATGCCGCTAAGCCAGCCGACCAAAAGGCTGCAATGGAAGAGATTGTAAACTTCCTGGCAGACGACTACCGTCAGATTACCCTTGCCGCCCACAAGCGTATGGATATTATTGTCGGTGCGCTGTTGATGCTTGGTGAAGCCACCGTTTACAACAAAGACGCTGCAATCACTTCCGGTCAGACCAATAATAAACTGCTGGAGATTACCCTTCCGTTCAATTTTATCAAGCCGAAAAGTGGAGATGTGGTTGTGGACGGAAAGAATATGTTTATCTCTTATTTGAGAGAGAAACTTCATTCCTTGGCACCGGACTATGGCGTTTATGCCAAGATGGTTATGACTCGTGCATCTTTCAACAAGAATGTGCTTGGCTCTTCTGAATTTGGTGAGCAGTACAAGATGATTCTCGGCAGCAACGAAATGAAGTTGAGTACGGGATTGGTTTCCTCTTCTTTGGCTTCCGAAGTGTTCACCGGCATCGGTCTGCCTCGCATCGAAATCAAGGAGGACTACGTGAAAGACCAGACGGGAAAGAATGTGCAGATTTACGCGGATAACCGTATTACTCTGTTACCTTCTGACAACATTGGTTATATGCGCCATCATACCCCGTATGAAGCGACAGACCCAGTACAAGGACGTACTTATATCCCGTCAGAGGGGCAGATGCTTATCTCCAACTACCGTGACAAAAACGGTCGCTACATGGAATATACGGCAGAGTGGATTCCGCAGATTTCCAATCCAGATTTGATTACCAATTTCGATTTGAGCGAAATTGCATCCATCCAATCAGCATAAGGGGGTAGGATATGAAAGTAAAGGTTATATCAGTTTTCCGCGACAAGTTCACCGGAAAGTATTACACTCCCGGTGAAGTGATTGAAGTCGGTGAGGAAGCCCGTGTGCTGGATATGGAAAGCCGCAGACTTGCTGAACGGATTGAGGCAAAAAATCCCGAAGTGAAAGCCCCTGAAGAAAAGAAAGAGGTGAAAATTTCCCTCTTTGAAAAGGAGTTTGAGAAGAAGGCTTTGGTTGACGCTTTGAAGTCTATCGGTGCGCAGGCTTCCGGCAATATGAAAGAGGAAACTCTTTTGTCTAAGGTTTCAGAACTGGATGAAGAATCAACAGCCAAACTGAAAGAAGCATTAGGTATCGAGTAAAAGGATAGGGTATTGCTTCTACCCTTCCATTGTCTAATTTTATAAATCAGAAAAGAAATGAAGAATTTTATTTTTGCCATGTGTGGTTTTTTGATGATGTCTTTGGTCTCGTTGAGCGTGCAGGCATCAAGTGTGGAATCTCCCAAGTGTGAATATGTGAATCCATCGGTTAATGCCGGTTTGCCGGATATTCAGTCTATCACTTTGGAAACGGCTCCGGCTGATTGTGTTGTACTAACCATGCCACAGACTATATTCTTGGTTGCAAATAACCCGGCTATGATGTGTTCGATGAAAGAGGAAGCGGCTATTCAAGGGATACGAATTAATGTTCCCAAATGCCCGTTCAGATACATCTATAAATCAAAGTATTGCACGCATTATAGCTATACCGCATATAGTAAACTGATTACACCATATTGATTGATAACAGTCATGAGTAACAAGGAGTTTGTATTAAGCGTATTTGATAAGAATCCCCCGTCTAATCTTGTAGTTGAAAATATACTTTCAAGAACGGGATTGGATGGCGAAGAACCTTTTGCCGAGGAAAATAGGGCAAGATTAGAGGTCGCTTGTGCCAAGCAAATTCCGTGGATGATACAAAATCCATCTTCGGTCAGCGAAAGCGGATTTTCTGTGTCTTGGTCTAATTATGTTGATAGCCTAATGAAATTGTACTCATGGCTGTGTAAGCAGTACGGCTTGAAAGACGAACTGAGTAACAAACCTAAAGTGACTTTTTTATGATATTCGCTCCACACATATTGCAGGTAAAAGTTATCACCCCGATGGATAAGGATGAGTTTGGCAGACCTATTCCTGGAACAGGTGGTGAATACTGGCAGGAGGTATGCAAGTGCCGTTGTGATGATAACACTACCAAAGAGTTTTCATCTGATAACGGCTCTGTGTATCGTCCGAATTATCATGTGGTGTGTGAGAAGAGAATTACTGTCAAGGCTGGTGATGAAGTACGTTGCATGGATGGTGATGGCGTAAGAGGTCAAGGCGAAGTCTACACGATAAAGAGTACAAACTACTTTAACTACTCGGAATTATGGATGTAGATTTCGATTTCTCAGATGTCGACTCCTTTTTCGATGAAGGAGAATGGGAGGTCGAAAAGAAGATGATTGATGTAGGCGATGAAGCCGTGAAGTACGCAGAGGAAAATGGCGATTATCAAGACCATACACTCACTTTGAGAACGTCCAATGATTACGATGTCGATAAAGACGGTTTGACGCTGAAAAACGAAGCGGAATACGCTTCATTCGTAGAATCTAAAGGGTATGATGTTTTGAGTAGTGCTGCTTTATATGCGGAGAAACGATTAAAAGAAGAATTTGAAAAATGAAAAGAATATTCAAGTATGAATTGATTGTTGCAGACCATTCAAAACTATGTCTGCCTATCGGGGCGAGGATATTGTCTGTTCAAGTACAACGAGGTACTGTTTGCTTGTGGGCTATCGTAGATGAATATCAGAAAGAATTGTGCTTTGTGGATATTTATATGTACGGAACGGGGCAACACGTATCAGATGCAGATTTGGCTGGAAAAAGATTTGCCGGAACGGTTCAACTTGGAGATTTGGTTTGTCACGTATTTCTCGAATATGACGAAAACGTCCAATATTTGATAGTATGATAGTAACCACCGACATAGGAAACATCCTCTACCGGGACTGCAAGATTTTCGGAATAGACATAGTACCAGCAGGAGAAACGCTGACGGGTGAATTGAAGTCCGAAAGGATTGTCATCCACACGAAGAAACAACAGACGGGAACTTATTGGAAGAAATCTTTCGCAGAAGTGAATCTATGTGTACCCAATTTAAGCGAGAATGAAGCGAACACAATCCGGCTTAACGAACTTGAAAGAAAGGCTGGCAAGCTGTTTGATGATGTAGTAAGCACCTATGATGGTATGACATATCGTTACTCTATTGATTCTATCGGTACAGAAGCGGACACAGCTTTGAAGTGTCATTATGTGAATGTGAGAATTTTGTTTAATGTATTAAATGTAAAATGATATGATTACAGCAGTAGAAATTGACGAACTGTATTATGCAGAACCGATTAAAACGGTTACTACTCCAGCTGCCGGATTAACAGGCGCAGAAGTAGCCACCATCTTGAAAAACGCAGCAACGAAGCGGGTCAAGAATGTGCATGGTGACACGTATCAATACGAAGAAGCAGAGGCAAGTGTAACTCGTTACAAAAACGCTTTGACTGGTGAGTACTACCGGGAAACGTCTGAACCGGGTGAGGTGAAAATCAACTTCACCATTGGTGAGTATGATTATGCTACAAAGGCTGATTTACAAGGTGGTAAAGCCACAGAAAAGAATTGGGAAAGAGGCAAGTATAAGCCTATTCATAAATGTGTGATTGGTAAAACCAAAGACGGAGTTTATGTTGTGTTTCCGAAAGCGGCTATCAATGCCCGTGGCTCTAATACCGATAAGGCTGTCGGATTGGCTGTTTCGGCCGTTCCCCTTTCCACAGGTGTAGATGGATTGGCTTCCGAAAAGTGGTTTGACGAATCGGAAATTGTAGTGCCGGAAGGTTGATAATTTTTCAGTAAAAGGATTGTTTTCAGATGGCGGTGGGTGGTTGCTCACCGCCTTTTTAATTTTAGAGTTATGAATCAAGCAGCAAAAGCGGTATCCGATGCCTTGTTAGGGTTGGATTTCAAAAACGTGGAAATAGGAGGTATGATTTATACCATCAAACCGCCCACTATTAAGACTATCTGTCGCGCTATCCGTCACTTTTCCAATATCGGCATGGATGGAAACAATATCATCGAAGCTATCGAAGAGCTTCCCGAAGCTACCGAAGATATGCTGAAAGGTGTCTCATGCTTCATCTGCGGAAACGAGGATTTTGCAAAGCAATTGGAAGGTGGCACTTTTGAAGAAATCAGGACTGCGCTGGAGGTATGTTTCTCCATGATGGATATATCGGCTTTTCAGTGTGTCAGCTCGATGAAGAACGTGTCGATGCTGGCAGCAAGACCGAAACAGTAGGAAACACAACGTTCTTCGGGCAGATAGCCCATTTGATTGACACGCTGCATCTGAGTTATACAGAAGTGTTTGAGATTATCCCTTATCGGAATCTGCTGATGATGCAACGGGATAAATTACACGCAGTATATGGTGGTCAGAAGGTGAATAGAATCAGTGGTAAGGAATTGGCTAATCGTAGGAAAAAGAAATAGATATGGCGAAATTATCAGAGAATTTCGTATATTTGTTTAACATTTAAATTTAGGAGGACAGTTGAGTCAAAAGAAGAACTAAATCAGGTTGGGATATTATCAGACAAGTAAACAGAATTGCAAGCCGTCGCTATGGTAGTAATTTGGGTGACCCGAACAATCTTGTAAATAGGATTGCAGGAAAATACATTGGTAATATCAATAAAAGTGGTGCTGATTGGGATAAGCAGGTGTCTCGCAGGGCTTATATGGGTAATATTAGCGGTTAAATTAGAAGCCGGAGAAATCCGGCTTTTACTAAACAACTTTATCCTGAGTAGGATCGTATGTCATTTCTTTATTTTTCTTTTCTATTCGAAAGCCCTTTATTTTTGATGAAAGAGACCTTTCTAAGATTTGTTTTGCTTTACGATATGTACCGTCATTTGACGGATGGCGAGAACTGACAATAGCACCTACAACTTGTTTCCCTTTCAGGTAGCCTTGGTCATAGAACAAATTTACCGTATTACCTATTTGTGTCACAGCGTGCGAAATGTCAGTGCCTTTTAATTCTACAAAGATATAAATCTGTTTAGGGTCTGATGTGTACACAAACAAATAGTCACATTTCCTATGTTCTGACGAACGGTCAAAATAGCCATCAATTTTCACCTTGTCCACCTTGGTTAAATCTTTTGAGCCTATTGTGAATTTACTTCTGTTCTCGCTAACGGTAAAACGTGAGTTACACCTGCATTTCGATTGTTCGTATCGTTCATCAAAAGGGGCTGTTTCTGAAAAACCGGGCTTTTTATCAAAACACTTACAGCTCATTTCTTTCAATATTACAAAGTTCATCAAAAATATATCCTAACTCATTGGAGGCTTCATCAATATACTCTGCACCTACGGATTTTAATTCAGTATTTAGTATATCTTTAACAATCCCATCAGAATGGAAAAAGTATGATGACACTTCATGGAAGTCAATTAAAGCCATTGACGGGATAAGTGCCTTTATTTGAGATTGGATTTTCCTTTTGTTATTACTTTTATTTAATATTTCCCTTGCTAAAATTAAATTATCTACTACTGATAATACATAAGGGCTATGTGTTGTAATAACAATACTTCCATTTGATTTTCTCATTTTTTTTATAATCCAATCAATTAAGAAATGTTGAGTAGAAGGGAATAAATTTAATTCAGGTTCTTCTATCACTAACATTTGTTTTTTCTTACTCTCAACGTACTGGTTAAATACAGTCCATAGGGGAATGATTGATTGAATACCACTTGAAGCTTGGGATAATTTTAATTCCTTATGCTCATTTGTTAAATATATAGTATCGCCATTATTATTAAACGAAACTTGAATATTTAGTATGTCGATATCAATATTTTTATATTGTGTTCTAGCTTTTTCATATAAACTCCCAAAATCCTTTATACAATCAGGAATACTGGCTCCTGCTTGTAGTAAAGAGAATATGCTATTAGAAAATGTTGAAATTAACAACCTTTCGGCAGGTATGTATACAGGAATACACTCTTCATAAATGATACTCATTAAAAGTGGTTTAATGAAGAGTGGGAAAAATGTATCATCCTTCTTTAGCTTACTGTCTTTTACAGAGTTTTTTAAAGCATCTATTAAATCTTTTAACGATGATTCACTCTCTTTTTTCTCTATAAATTTCAATATGAAATCATAGGATTCAGATGTGCTAGCCATCTCCATGAGGTCAGCATCTTTATAATTGCTATGGAATTTATTCTCTCCTATTTCCCAGTAATATTTATCATTGCTATACTTAATGATAGTAGAAGGTTTAAAATCAAAATTAATATTATATTTTTCCAACAACTTAAAGAATCCCTTGAAATCTCCTTCCTTGATAGCCCAAAAAACAGAGTTGTTAAATATTGCAAGAAGTTTTGCAATAGTACTTTTTCCGCTTGAAGTATGCCCAATAAAAAAATTGTACTTCTTTATTTCTATTTCTGCGGATTTTATAGCTCCGAAATTCTTTACAATTAAATGTGCCATATGTATCAATTAATTAGAGTTACTATTTATTCTAAAGAGTAACTAGTTACAAATGTAGTCATTTATAATGGTTTTGTACCTAAAGGGATTCTTCTTTTTGCAGATAAACAATAAAAAACTAGTGGATGTTCGCGCATATTACAATTTTTCCGCTAACTTCTTGATATCATCCTTACTATTGATAACGTGAGTGCTATCTCCAATTCGGACAGCTCCTATAACTTCATCGGAAGATTTTTCAAATAGGTCTGAAACTTGAACATTCAAAGCAGATGCTATTCGTTCTAATACTTCTACTGAAGGATTGCCATTTATGTGTTGACTTAATCCCACTCTGGATATTCCCATCTTATCAGCAAGCTCTTGAACAGTTGTTCCTTGCTCTTTTATAACTTCTTTTATTCGTAAAGCCATAACTATTCTAAATTATATTTTGTGCAAATATACATACTTTTAAATACGTAAAGCGATAGCTATTCTTAAATTGAGTTAATGTAAAGCGAAATATTACTATTTTGTTTGCTTATTTAAAGCGAACGGTTTACATTTGCATCGTGGTTATAAAACGATAGATATATGAAACGCTACAACTTATCTCAAATTATGAAGTCAGCCCATAGATGTTATAAACGTCATGCTGGCAACAAGTCTTTCTCTGACTGTTTGAAATTCGCTTGGATGATGGCTAAGTCAGAACTGGCTCTTACCAATGAGGCAATGGCAAAGAAAGACAGAGAATATATAAAATCGGTAAATGCCTCATGTGGTGGTACTGTATCGGCAGAGCGTAGCTCTTATGATGATTTGTCAATACCTCAATCAGCGTATTACAATCCGTATAGTTACGGGCATTTCGGTGCTCACTATGTGGGTGATTAAAGTAGAACTTATAGTACTAACACATAAATATAATGAACATGCAAACAGAGATTATTAAAAGGAACAATTCTTCCTCGTATGAAGTTGATTTGATTGAAGTGAGAGAAGGTAAGGCAGTAACTTCCTCATTGGTAGTTGCCGAGTATTTTGGTAAAGCACACAAAGATGTATTGAGAGCTATTAAATCATTGGATTGTAGTGAGTTATTTAACCAGCGCAATTTTGCGCCCGTTGAATATGTCGATAAAAAAGGTGAAAAAAGACCCATGTACTATTTAACCCGTGATGGGTTCACCTTTTTGGCTATGGGATTCACTGGCAGGGTGGCTGCACAATTCAAAGAAGCGTATATTAGCGCCTTCAACGAAATGGAAGAAATGCTTCGCAAGAATGATTGCACCAAGTATGCCGAAAAGATATTAAAGTCCGAACTGAACCGTTTCAATAAACGGTTGAAAGAAACAGCGAAAAGAATGAGAGATGAAAAAGGGTTTGGATATGGTGCTTATGGCGAAATAATGGCAGGTGTCTTTGACTGTGACAAACTTCCATTTCAAGAAAGATTGCGTAATATCTTCTCCCAAATAGGCAATGCTTATGTAGAGGGTTATTATTTGGCAGGTCACTATATAAATGCTGACAATCAAAACAAGCAGATACGCAAGTTGATTTCTGATTTTGAGGGGAAGCTGGTAGAGGGATTCAGGATATATCCGAGTATATAAATAACACGATTATCCAAAGGCAGTCTTCGCACGACTTTAGGGGCTGCCTTATAAATTCCATAGTTATGAACCTCAAAGCAAGACCACCGCCTTTAAGGCTATTCAATGAGAATCTGAGAACATAGTCATTAATTAAAACAGCAAGAAATGAGTAAACGATTTGCTATTGCCGTTTTACCCAAAGAGAAGCAACGGGGGGGGGTAAAGTACGGCTTAAAGATTGAAAAGCCCTCTGCATTGGGTAATGTGTATGGGTTGACCGAAGAAGAACTGAAAGAACTTCGTGGATTGATAGACAATGTATTGACTAAATAAGTATGAAACATATGAAAACGAGACCACCACCAAAACTTCACGACAATGAAACGATTGTCGTGTTATGGTAAAATAAAAATCTCTCTCTTACACGATTATATAATAAGTTTGCAAACAGAAACAACGCAGTTATCCTAACGGCTGTAAAGTATAAACCCCACCATCGGATGAAGTTAGGAGCGTCCTTTGGTGGGGTCTAATTTTTTAAACTGTGTAAAAGTATGAATAATATTCAGATTTTCCAAAATGAGCAGTTCGGAAAAGTGAGAATTGCTATGAATGAGAATGAAGAACCGTTGTTTTGTTTGGCAGACGTTTGCGCTGTGATTGGCATAAAAGATACTTCAAGGTGTGCCAGTCGTTTAGATGATGATGTGCGTCAAACGCACCCCATAAAAGATAATTTAGGTAGAACACAACAAGCGACATTTGTTACTGAAAGCGGTTTGTATGATGTTGTCATAAGAAGTGATAGCGAAAAAGCAAAACCGTTTCGCAAATGGGTTACAAGCGAAGTTTTGCCCTCAATCCGCAAACATGGTGCATACATGACCAGCGATACACTTGAAAAAGCTTTGACCTCACCCGATTTTCTGATTCAGCTTGCAACCAACTTGAAAGAAGAAAAACAGAAGCGTATCGAAGCCGAACAGAAGATTCAGAAAGATGCACCTAAAGTCCTTTTTGCCGATGCCGTTTCAACTTCTCAACGTTCTTGCTTGGTTGCAGAATTAGCAAAGATACTGCAACAAAATGGAGTGAATATCGGTCAGAACCGTTTGTTTAACTGGATGCGCGAGAATGGTTATCTTTGCCAAAAGGGCGACTACTACAATCAGCCAACGCAGAAAGCTATGAAATTGGGGCTTTTTGAATTGAAGAAAACCACCATCACCAAGCCGGACGGCTCTGTATTGGTCACTACTACTACCAAAGTGACTGGTAAGGGGCAAATTTACTTCGTAGAAAAGTTCTTAGGTAAAGATGCTGCTTAAATAATAATGCGCACCTCATTAGGTTGGGGTGCGCTTAATATGAATATTACAAACTCCCTCCCATTGCGAGATATAAGTTTAAGGCATCTTTTATTCCTTTAATCTGTTTTTGTGATATGGTTTTTATATCGTGATATTGCCTTCCAATAAATTTTATTTTTGCAGTTTTAGCATTAGAAAGTGCCTTTATTAATTCAATGTCATTATTGGAATGGATATTTTCATCACACCATTCCCATATATATCCTCCATTACCTGAATCAGTTTCTACATTATTGGGGATAAATTCATAAGCTTTATTGTCAATAGAAAATTGATATTTGCGAATGAATAACCAATCGTCAGAATAATATTGTATTCTGAGTCTAAAGTTTGATACCCCATCAATATCTTTCATAAAATAACAATATATTCCATTCTGGTTGGTATATTGGGGAGCAGATTTTGGTTTAATCCATGTTAGTTCACATGGGTCAAATTCGTCCTTGTTAAATGTAAATAAAGAGGATATTTTTTTTACTGTTATAGAATCAATAGGATTTTGTTTTTCTTTTTTTATGTCCGATATTGTTTTTCCAATGTTATCATCTAAAGACATAACATTATTTTTTATATTGTCAAGGGTTGATTGGTTTATATATGGATTTACTTTTTCACCGTTTGAGTTGTACAGTGAGAACTTTATTGGGATATTAACAAACTCTATTCCTTGATTAGTCATATCTTTATAAACTTTTTGAGAAATGCAAAATTTTTGATATGCTTCTAAATACGCAAGGGAATCATTCTTTGAGCTTATCGTTTTAGGTTCCTCCTCCTTCTCATTGTAAGAGTTGCTGAATAATGACTTTTCTTTAACCGTTTCCACATATTTATATGACTTATTGCAACTTGAAAAAGCAAATATTAGCAATATCAGAAGTAGTGTATTTTTCATGACAGTACATTTATTAACTTAAGTGTTTGCAAAAATATCTCAAAAATCAATCACTCCCAATTATTTCACGACAATTATTCCGTTGTCGCATATTAAATATTTGAAATATTGCTGGATAACTTGTGTTTGTCGAACTTAGCACAAATGAAAAATAATGGAGTTTAGAGGAGATACATCAGGATTAGATGAATTGCTTGAAAGTGTAGATGATAAGTATTATAATACTCTTTCTCAAATAGGGAGAGACGCCACCCGAAATGCAAAGATTAACAAGACTTATGAAAATAGGACTGGTAACTTGAATAATGCAAATGGGGGGTGTGTTGTCCGTAATGGGAAAATAGTAGATATGTGGGTGGAATCAGACGGTTCTCATTCCGAAGCGGTAAGAAATACAGAGAATCTTCTGATTTATTCCGAAAAATCAAAGGATGGGCTTTATTTGGCTAACGGTCAGCCTTATGCAAGCTATGTCGAAAGTAAAGGATTTGAAGTTATTATGACTAATGGCATCTTGTATGCAGGTAGGCAAATAGAAAAAAAACTATAATATGGCAGGAATTATATCAAATGTAGACGATGACGTTCAGAAGTTGCGTAAACTAAAGAACGAGATAGAGAATGTAAAGAAAGTATTGATGGGTATTAATATCACAGTGGATATTGATATTGCAAAGGGATTGCAATCGCAGCTTACCTCTTTGATTGGGCAATATGATGCGTTGGTGGATAAAATTGCGGCAACAGAAGGGAAAATAATGCTTTCGGTCAGTCGAATCAATAAAGCTACTGAAAAGATTGTTCAAGCGCAGGAGAAAGTATCTAAAGTCGTTAGTGCTCCTACACAGATAGGTGATGCAAATACACAGACTAATACGGCTGAAACAGCAAGCATTCAAGCACAAGCAAAGGCTTATGATGATTTGAGAACCGAGATTAACGATATTCTTGGAACAAGGGATGCCAATATCAAACGAATGGTAGAGGAAATGAATGCTATCCGTCTGATTAATGCTGAAATTAAGAAAATCAATAAATCACAAGGGGAATCATCTTCTTTATCTTCTGCCCAACAAAAGCGGCTTGAACAGTTAAACAATTCATTATTGACGCATAAAACCGCTTTGTCAGAGGTGAGACAAGCGTTGAATAATAATGCCAAACTTGATAATGTAGCCGCCACTTCCATGAACGGGTTATCCCAGTCTTTATCAAGAATGAGAATAGCCTATCGCGAACTGACAGAGGAAGAGCGTAATTCCCCTCTTGGTAAAGAACTGCTTGCGTCTATTCAGCAAACGGATGCAAAAATAAAGGAACTTGATGCTACAATCGGAAATCATCAAAGGAATGTTGGTAATTATGGAAAGCAATGGAATGGACTAAGTATGTCTATCCAGCAAGTTGGGCGTGAGCTTCCTTCTTTGGCTTATGGTCCTAAAGTCTTTTTTTCTGCTATATCGAATAATCTTCCAATTTTAGCAGATGAAATTAAACGAGCGAGAACAGAGTATGAGCTATTGAAGAAGTCGGGGCAGGCAGCTACTCCGGTGTGGAAGCAAGTTATATCTTCTTTGTTTAGCTGGCAGTCTGCATTGACCGTGGGAATTACGTTGCTTACTTTGTACGGTGATAAAGTAGTGGATTGGGTTGCTGGTTTATTTAAAGTTAAGGATGCCTTACGAGATGTAGTCTCTTATCAACAGAATCTAAGTAAAATAACGTCAGAAGGTGCAAGAAATTCTGCAAGAGAACGTGTAGAATTGGATGCTTTGTATAAGGCCACCCAAAATCATAAGAGGTCTTTAGAAGAAAGGAATAAAGCAGCAGATGAGCTACAAAAAAAATACCCTTCTTATTTTGGTAATTTATCTAATGAGGCTATTTTGGCAGGTAATGCCGCTTCTGCATATAAATCTCTAACAGAAAACCTTTTGAAAGCTGCACAAGCAAGAGCGGCAATGAAGATAATAGAAGAGAACTACAATAAAATATATCAATTGCAGAAAGCCATAAATGCTGATACGAATTGGACGAACAGACATAGGGAAAGCACGCAAAATGGGACAGCAACATCCGGTTATACCCCCATTGGAACTACTATAGTAACACAAGCATTAACTATAGAAGCGGCTGAATTCAACCGAAGAACCAAAGCTTTACAAGAAAACAAAAAGGTTGTAGATGCCTTGAAGGATGCTAATAATGCTTTGATAGATTCTATTGATGTACGTGCTTTTGTTGCAGATAATGGTAATATTTCTGGCGTAAAGGACATAAATGCCTACACCGACCAACTGCACCGTATTACCGAGCTTGAGCGTAAACAGACCTTTGAACGCCAGCGCCAGCAGCAGGACTTGGATAATCAATTAGAGCAGTCTCGCATTGACAACTTGCAGGATGGTTACGAGAAGGAGCAGGCGCAACGTGAACTTATGAATAAGAAAGAAATACAAGCTTTAGAGCGCCAGAAGGAGGACTATATACGTGCCTATATACAAAATCAGAAGGAGATATTCGATGCTCAGGAGGATTTAAAAGCTAAACAGACAAAGGACTATGTGAAGAAGTCTTTCTCTTCATCTTCAATTTCCGTTGATACATCTGTTTTTGATTCCATAATAGGAAATACGAGAAAACGACAATATAGTGACGAAATACGTGAGCAGGAGGCCTCATGGAATGAGTATCTTGTAAAATTCGGTAACTACCAGCAGAAAAGGAAAGCCATCATAGATAAATACGACCAAGCAATAAAGGAAGCGTCGAATGCAGGTGACGAGGGTATACTTGAAGAGGAAAAACGGCAACAGCTTAATGACCTCGATGAACAGTACGGCAAAACGACCCGTTCTATGGCTGACTTATTCGAGGATGCGAGTAACAAATCGGTTTCCGCTATTCAGTCCATCATTGATAAGTATGAAACACTTGTCAAGTACATGTCTGGTACAAAGGAAAGTGACGGAACGAATGTTACACTTGATGAATTGAAAGCGCTCGGATTCACTGATAAGGACATTGAAAAGATAGAAAAGGGTGAAATCTCCATAAAGGACGTAACAGATGCAATCAGAGGGCTAAAGGATGAGCTGAAAGGCAAATCACCGTGGCAGGCTTTCGTCTCTGACTTGGAGAAAGGGATAGAAGCCATAAAAAAGGGCGGCAACGATTCCAAGAAAACCGGTCAAGGAATCACCGATATAGGAAATGCTGTGACGTCTTTTGCCCCTGCATTGAATGAGTTCGGCTCAAGTATCGCCGACATATTCGGATTTGACGACAGTAAGATAACAAGCGCCATTGATGCGCTTGGCGGCTTAGGACAAACGGCATCCGGGGTCGGGCAAATCATGTCGGGTGATATTGTCGGAGGCGCAATGAGTGCAGTTTCTGGAATTTCCGCTGTAGTGTCTGCGTTGGATGGGATGTTCGGTGCCGATTATTCCCACTATAACGAGATGGTCGAGGAATATAACAAACTCAATGAGATATGGGATGAGCTGATAGACAAGAAGCTGGAGTACATCAACACATCCTACGGAGCAGAAGCGGACAAGGTAGGCAAAGAGGCTCTTGAACTTGTCAACAAAAGCATTGAGGCGTACAGAATACTTGGGCGTGAACGATTAAACTCCGGTGCGTCTGCCGGTTCTCATTCCATTGGCAAGCGCATGGCAAAGAACACCTCGTCAAGCGACTGGCAGGACATCGCCAGAGCGCTCGACATGTCTGTCAAAGACGCCAAGGATTTTATAGGTACCGGACGCATGACGGGATTGTTTGACCTGACTACTGAACAGTTGGAGAAACTAAAGTCAGAAGCGCCTACTTTTTGGGCTAAATTAGATGGCGATGTGAGAGATTATCTTGATAAGATTATCGAGGGGGAGGAACGTATTGAGGAAATCCATAATCAGATAAACGAGCAGCTTACACAGACTACATTCGATGGTGTGTACAGTAATTTCATAGATACCCTTATGGACATGAAAGCATCGTCCAAAGATGCAGCCGAAGACATTTCGGAATACTTCATGCAAGCTATGCTCTCCGAGCAGATAGGAACACTTTATCAGGACAAGCTAAAGAAGTGGTATGAGAAGTTTGCAAAGGGTATGGAGGATGGTTCTTTGACGGAATCCGAAAGAAATGCATTGAACAGCGAGTATATGGGTTACATTGAAGAAGCGATGAAGCTTCGTGACGAGCTTGCCGCAGCCACCGGATATGACAAGATTTCGCAAGAATCAACATCCCAGTCTTCAACTTCCAGAGGGTTCGGTACTGAAATGACACATGAAGATGCAGGAGAATTAAGCGGTAGGTTTACTGCTCTGCAGATAGCAGGAGAAGAGATAAAGAATCAAAATATCATTCAATCTCAATCGCTTAATTTACTAACAGTAAAAGCTGATGCTCTACTTTCCATAAATACGGAAACAAGGAATATCGCTGATGATACGCGAGATTTGATAGCACAATCTTATCTTGAATTAGTACAGATTTCGGAAAATACAGGAGCTATTGTAAAACCAATCATTCAAATTCAGAAAGATATGGCAGAAGTGAAAAACAATACATCTAAATTATAAACT